ACACCCCTTCAGTCGTCCGGTGCTGCTACGTTTATCGTTACGCCCCGTATGGTGAGCAATGAATGGAATCCGTCACAAGGGCGGTTTGCCTGGCCTGTCGAGGTCTTCACAGCTACAAATTGGACACTCTCATGGGAGTATCTAGTGATGCCTCCCCGTCGCTCCAGGCCCCTCGATGCTGTTACAAGTGCCTTGGCATGCCGGACGCAAGGGACATATAAGACCGGATAGTCCCATAGTCCTGGTACTTGAGTAGACCTCCACCAGTAGATTTTGTGCTCTCCCCGTATATGGTCGAGAAGATACTCCGTTATGCAGCATAAAGGGTAGCCTTCCGATAGACCATCAGTAAATATCTCCCGGATTGACATACGCCGAGCAACGGTAGGCCAGGTTACAACCTGGAGCCCAAGTTTGGCCGCGATCCCAACTAAGGCGAGGGTCGCTGCTGAAATCATTGTGACCGTTTCAACAGGGTTATCGTCGACAACACCAAGCAGAACCAGGGCTCCAAAGACGATTGCCATCAATGCGGCTAGACCGATAATGATAATCCCTGCGGTTTTCATTCGACCTCCTCGAATCTTCCCCTTCACTGGACACTCCTGCGAGTATCTAGTGCACCCTGGGCCTGGGGAGCCTTTCTCGGTCTTCCTTCAACGGGTCCAAGACCTCCCAGCCCTCGATCTGAGCCCGGAAGATATCCCGGGCAGTGAAGCGACCCGACGCGATGATATGCCAACCTTTTTCCTCCACGAGGCGCCGGCGTCGCTCCATCCCATCCTCAGAGCAGAAGAAATGGAAGAGGGTCTCCGGCCCCCAGACACCATCAGCCAGGATCCACCTCCTTAGGTAACCGGTCCCGGGGCACCACACGAGTAGCCAGAATGGCCGGTCAAGGTTTCCATGGGTAAACATTGAATTCCTCCTTGCCTTTCATTGCTCTGTAGACACCCGGTGCCGAGCGATCTCGCAACTATTGGCGTCATTATCTATTCCGATCACGCGGAACCCTTCTTGTAATCCAGCGACCAGGGTTGTGCCAGAGCCGCAGAATACATCCAGGATGAGGCCGCCTGGTGGGGTTATGAGGCGACAGAGGTAGCGCATGAGGGCAAGCGACTTGACCGTTGGGTGGTTGTTCTCTATCCCTTCCGGGAGTCCTGCGTTGCGCTCGGACCGAGAGGCTTTGGGGGTGTAGAAGAAGCGAGATGCACCACCTGAGTCGCCGTATTCCAAGTTCGGTGTTCCTTCGGATCGGCTTTCTTTCCCGTAAGCAGGTCCTTGGTAGCCTGCTGCAGACTTCCACTTCTTGGCCCCCGTCCCGCTCTTGAGCTGGCCACTCTGCTCATCCAGGAGCCTCACTGGGCAATCCGCTACGCAGGCCCAGACTTCCACTATGTCGTTATCCTGTTTCTCACTGGTATAAGGATGCCCTGCGCCTCCTCCGAATGGCTTTGCACCGTCATCCCAGCGGTTTATTGTTCGGCCCTCGACTTCCCTCTCCCCTACCAGCACACATTCCTGAGAGTGGGAGAGGATGAAGTTTGCTGGGCAGCGCCCGAATGAGTGTTGCTGTGTCTTATATTGAGAATTGCTTGGAGAAGCATTGAAGGCACTTTGGCAATTCAGTTGGTTCGTCCCCCATACACCATCACCCTTTGCCCCTTGAATTCGACACCTGTCTATCCACAGTCCTCCCGTCCCCCATCTAAGCACATTCTCCGCGATATTCCTCTCGGATATGGGCTTGCGGGCAAGGACTATTGGCTCCCAAGCTGGTTTTAGAGTGGCACCTTTTGGGAAGCCCTGGCCGTACAGCCACATCAGACAATCCCTTATCTCAAACCTGGCATCCTCTAACGCGGAGGTCATCCGGTGGTAGGTCCTCGTTCCTCCCAGCGCAAGCATATGCCCGCCCGGCTTGAGGACTCGGAGGGCTTCGAGGGCCCAGGTGTAGTGCCAGTGCTGCATTGCAGGTAGGTGATTGCGGACCCGGTAGAACGAATGCTTGTTGCCATCTGCGGACCCACCGAGGTTCTCTGGCTTGGCTAACTTGTCCCATTCTTTACCCATGAACTCCAATCCATAGGGTGGGTCGGTCACGATGGCATCCACCGAGTGCCTCGGCATCCGCTTCATGACCTCTCGGCAGTCTCCAAGGATGACCAGCGCTTGCTCATTTCCCAACATCGCGTTCATCTAGAATATCCCCGGATCTCCTCGTGGCTAATGGTATCTTCATGGCCACATGCCAGCACGTCACGGTAGGTGACCAGGACCCAGCGCTTGTCCGGCTGACCCATGAGGCGGCTGACACAGACCTGCTCATGTTTGACCAAGCCCTTCATGGCCCCACAATGGAAACAGTAGCGGCGCATTGCATAGTGAAACGTCCGTTCCATGAGTCATCCTCCCGGCGCAGTCTAGTGATGATCGACAATGGCATCCCAGTGTTGGGCGCGATGCGTTCTAGGCATGGATGACCCGAGTTTGGGGAAAGCCCGCTGGCTAACGGCTTCTTCGTCAGCATGTAACCACAGACATAGAGCGATCACTTGGTCAGCGAAGGGGATTTTCCCCTTGAAGCCCCAAGCGGCCCCCACGCAGTGATACATTGCACCGTTGAAGATCCCTAATGGGCGAGTACTCCCCCTCCTCTTTTGTATGAACCATGTACCTATCTGTATCCGGCCCGTCTCTTCCCAAACAGCGTAGGCTTGTTCGCCGATCAGGTGGCGCAGTTGCGCTTCCGCTCTTTGCTCTTCGTCTTTCCTAATCACCGCCAGCCACCGGGAAGACGAGATGGATTTCTTGGGCCTCGGGGTCGAACTCGGTGATGCGCTCGGACGTCTCAACACCACCGTTTAGCCTGAACGCAGCGCCGCCCTGGGCCAACACCTCCTCGAAGATCCGTTGAACTTCCTTTACGGCCGCCTCCTCCTCCGTCTCCCAAGTAACGTCCGTGTGGCCTCCCCCTCCGTAGAATACGAGCTTGTGCATGATAGCCTCCTTCAATTCCAACGCTACCAACTCATCCAACGATTCCAACGATTCCATTCAATGATCGGCATCTCTCAGCCCTGGCTCAGTCTAGAAACGATATCATCGACCGAGGTGAAGCCGAACTTTTGGAGTGATTCATAGACGGCCCCCCCCTTCAATACCACCTCTACGACCTCCGCTATCAAAAAGTTGGACTTCGCATGGTGGCGGAGGTAGGCCTTATAGTTGCCCATCTTGAAGCCGCGCCCTCTCATATAGGCCTTCACCAAGGAGCAGAGGATTTTGATCGCGAGTTTTGTTGTGCAGTAGTCCAAGCTAAGCACAAGAGCCTCCCATTCCCAGGCCAACTCCTTAACGTCGGCCTTCAGGGTGGACTGGCTGAGCCCAAGCTGCTTTGCGAATATCTCTGTGGTCATACCGGCTCTAGACCCCCCACTCTTGCTTTACCCAGCCTTCCGCCATGATCTCCATGGCTTCGTACTGGGCTTTCATGCCGGCTGCCTCCCACCACCCCTTTCCTGCCATAGACTCCCAGAGCTCGGAGCTGCCGGGCAGCCTGTGGCCGTCGTCGCCATCACGGGCCCTGTAGAACGAGATCGTGTTGTCCCCACCCTCCGAGTACATACGGAGAGACTTCATCGACCTGGGCGGCGCCATCTTCGACTGCTTAAGCGTGAAAAGAGCAAGTTGGTAAACCCACCACAGATCGCCGCTCTCCACACTCATGTAGAAGGTCCCCTTCTCGTGCTCTATCTTGACCAGGCACCAGTCTCTACCGTGGCCATACTTGTCCTTCATGTCAACTCAGATGCCTGCGCCCCGTAAGTTCAGCTTCATACAGGGTCATGGACCAATCCTCGATCTGCTTTACCGTGAAACCCGACCTCTTGGCCAGGCGCTCGATGCGCTCCATGTGGTCTGCGGTTTGCCTCATCACCTTGTCGACCGACATGCCGGGGGCATCGACCATCCTCTGGAGGATGTTGTACAGCCGCTTCCCTTCCTGGGACGCCATAAGTCGTGCGAGCTCAATAATCATCGCCCTCTCACCTCTCTCCTTCACCCGGAGGTGTCATTATGGGGTCTTTACTCACCCTGTAGCACCGCGATAGCGCCCTTCAACCGTCGAATATACTCTTCGCTCTGCTGAATGGCCTCGCGTTGAGATTCTTTTTCGGCCCAGGCTGTAGCGAGCTCCCATTCTGCTTCCATCAAGGCCACAAGGAATACCGTTGTGGCATTGGAGTGTGGTTGTTTTACTGGATGGGCTTGCAATTCAAGGCCCTCCTAAGGCTGCGGCATGATGCCGCGCCCTTAGCTACCAGCTAAAGTCGAGCCCCTCAAGGGCCTCCCGAGACTCCTGGATCTGTGTCAGGCCGCTATCCAAGGCCTCTGCTACCTCAGAGGCACTCTCAAATCGTTCTGTCTCAGGGAAGTGCTCCTCCAGACTCTCCACGAGTGCCTCGATCTCCTTCTTGAGGGGTTCCAGTTCAGATTCCGCCGCAGAGAGAGCTGTGGTTACCTTTGTGAGGGCTTCTTGCCGTCGTCCTGCCACCGTCCTTGGCCGCGGTGCCCTGGCTGGAGAGGGTGGAGCCACTGCCTGGGGTGTTGGTCTTATGGGCAGGGGTGTGACCGTTAGAATGGGCTGGAGGTCCTGGTCTGTGATCCAGCCCTTCTCGCGCCATTCATGCAAAGCAGCCAAGAGGTTGTGCTTGACCAGAGGGAAGTACACATCCGGGTCATTATCGGGGCCGAACTCACCGATCCGCTCCAGCGTGCCTTTGCCCATGGTGGAGAAGATGTAACCAAAAGGGCGCTCTTCTCTCTTGAAGGCCCAGGCGTTGCGCCGACTAAGAACCTGGGCACCAGCAACATCTCGTACCATACCGCGCTGGAGGCCACAACAAGGACATATGGCCTGGCGGAATACAGTAGGTTCATATGCTCGTGTCGTCATCTTCTACTCCTCAATCACGGCGCCTTGAGAACCACGGCCTGGCCACCTGTCGGTTCTGGGCAAGGTTGTCGGCGTCCCCATACAGTGCCACTCTCCGGACCGACTCGGGGGTGATCCTCTGGGTAGTCTTGAATCCCCACTTTTTCGCCAGCGATGGGAGTCTCCGGACCTCATTGAGAATATAGATGAGCTCATCATCGTCGAGAGACCCTGCCCAGCCCGGCATGAGGAGTTCCACCTGACCGTTTTTATGCCCGTTTCGGCCCCGTTTTGTCTGTATTCCTATCTGCGGGAAATCATCCAAGGGCACAGCGGTACCCTGGGACGCCGAAGGGTTCTGCTCAACTTGTTTACTAGAATTCCTGGTCATCTTTTTGCCCCGGGTTCAGGGCTTTGAAACCACGATCGATCATCATCTGGTAAAGGGTCTCTTCCGAGCCGGTGAGCATGTAGGGGAGGAAGATCTCCTCAAACTCAACCATCCCAGTTTCCAGGATGGCCATCTGGGCCTCGACCCAGTCCTTGACAATCCGCCAGGCCACACGGGCCGCCTGGCCTTCACGTACAGCGTTGGCGTCTACCTGCCGGAGACTGTGCTGCTCCCTGAGCGTCCTCTCGACGGCCGGGACGTTCGCCGGCAGTCGGAAGGAGAGATCACCGTTCTTGGTCGTAACTCTCCATGCCACCGCAGTCAGCTCATGGGTGTCGGGGTCATAGTCCATAATGACCCGTCGGCCACCGTGCTTGACCAGGCTCTTGATGATCTCGGCGGCCGTATTATCCACCGGCACCTTTGTGGTGTAGTTCATCAGTCCCATGGCGTTGCCTCCTCTCGCGTGACCTTGCCATGAAGAGGGTCGCAGCTTCCCGTATTGTCTGCGGCATCGCTCCAAGTTTGACCGCCAGTCTCCGTTTGTTAGCAGTCAGGTCATAGTGGTCCAAGCCTGTATCTTCCTCCTTCTGGAACCATGCCCGTTTCAGGCCGAGCTGTGCAGCAAACGAGTCCAGTTCGTCAAGGGTGTCCGCATACAGATGGCAGGAGGCGCTGAACGGCCACTGGCGAGTCCGCTTTGTAGGCATCATGGGATCCACGTAAATGGCCATCGGCTCTATCATCCTCATTCAAATCGGCAACTCCCTCCACTCGCGTCCGTCCAGCAGTGCACCGGCGGCTCGGTGACCGACACGGCGCATGTAACAGTCACCACGTCGAAAGTGTCCGTCATGCTCTCGGCCATCACCATTCACCTGGTCAACTATCCCACGCCGCATGTCCCCACCAAGGTCGCCTCCAGCAAATGGCTCCCATGGCCCCCACCCCCCCCATCCCTTGAAGAAGAACGGCACCCTGGCTTTGACACAGTCATCCCGGGTCTTGCGAAACCAGTCTGGATGCGATGGCCTGGCCTCAGGGCCGGACTCGCCGCTGGCCACAATCAGGTCTACAAACCGGCCTTTACCATCGCAGTCAGGGCAAGGTGTCCATTCAGCATCCTCGTCGGGTTCTATGCTTATTCGGTACCCGCCTTCGCCGCCACAGCTTTCACAGTATAGGTATGGGCTGAAATCGACAGCACCCAATGCTGGCTCATACGAGACCCACAGCACAGGGGCGATCCCTCGCAGGTTCGCCAGCGCGTCGATTCGACAGGCCCAATCCTGGCTCTCGACCGATACTCCTGGCCAGACATTCTGTGGCCAGACCTCTTTGGGGAAGCCGGTATCCCTCTTGCTCATTTGGCGTTGCTCCACGTGGTGGACCATAAGCCCTGGCCGCTTGGTGAGGAGAAAGAAGGTGTGGCGCTCCTCGGCGGCCATGACGTCAAAGACCTGGTCTCTGTAATACGTCGGCACAAGCGGGTGATAGAGGTCCCCCATGGAGGGGAGTAGGATCTTCTTTGATTTGCGCCAAGTCCCTGGCTCGCCCAGACGGCTCTCGTGGATATGTATGGTGTCAAAGGGACCTCGCTTCCAGCGCAGAGTCTCACGCTCCGCAAAGCAGTGCTGACACCCCGGGCTGATCTTGGTGCAGCCAGATACTGGGTTCCAGGTAGCGTCAACATAAGGTATCGCAGTTTTGGCGCCCATTTTGCTTCCCCATCTCAAACGTTTGAGTCAACAGGTATTTCCTTCCAGATAGCCAGCCAGGGGAGTGTTGAAAAAGCTATCTTGTCGAGGTCCACGTCCGAGGCCCCGGCCTCCACTCTTTTCCCATCCAGGTGGATCACCGTCGTCGGCGACGCATACCTCTCGGCGATATCCCGCGTCGAGGCCTTCCACCTCATGAAGTTGTGCGCGTCGACACTATTCAGGCCACCACGCATAAGGGTTTGTGTGATCGTATGTCGGATCGCGTGCCAGGCAGCTCCCTTCCCCGAGGGGCCGAGCAGCCCTGCAGCAGCCTTCAACTCCGCGAATACCTTGGAAATGCTTGCTGGAGAGATGCGACGCCATCTGTAGGCACGCAGGTGCGGCAAGATCTCATCCGGTATCAGATGGTAGCGTTGCCGGCCGCCCTTATGAGTCTCAACGTAAATCAGCCCACTCTCCCACTCGAAGTCCTCATCGCCGATTTCCCCGATCTCCACTCTGCGTATGCCGTAGGTGGTCGAGACGGCCAGAAAGGCCCGGTGTCGGTCCGTCATGCTGGCGGATGCCCTTATCAGGGCGGTGATTACGTCTTCACCTAGCGCAAGTCTGCTTTCGTCCCGTTCGCTGATAGTGGGACCTTCCCCTTTATTGAAAGGCCACGGGACCCCGTTGGCCTCAAAGATCCTCTTCAACACGCCGAAGTTAAACTTCAATGTTCCAGGCTTGCAGTGTCGCCTAGCCCGATACTGTAACCAGGCCTCCACTGCCTCCCGGTCCAGCTCCCGGTCTCCTAACCAGGCGCAAAAGGCCCGGGCGTGGCCGATTATTGACCTGGATACACCGGGCTTAAGTTTACTCAAGTATGTTTCCAGTACGTCAGGCATGTCAGCCTTGCTCCTTGGCCAAGCAACTATTCAGGGCGTTGCGACTTCCTAATTGAGCGCGGGTGGTTCATGGTTAACTCGTCTCATTTCGATAACGAGGGTGGCAGCAGCCTGGGCAAACTTGTCCACCATCTCCTCAAGAAACCTTGCTGCCTCCATTTGAAAGCCTACCCCATCTCCTTCAGACAACTGCTGCAAGGCATGTAAGGATCCATGCCCGTCTTGAGAGGCCGAGATTGTTTTTGGCTCAATCTCAAGCTCAGCGAAGGAGTCCGACAGTCGACGATAAGCATTTTTGAATGCTCCCAGCATAGTCCCTACGTAGGACCACTCAGGGACACCTCTCTGTTGGCCCACTGTGGCCTTTGCCAGTTCCCAAGCCATATCAATCTTGCGTAGGGTCACCTGATTGTGTTCGTCGGTCGACATCTTCACTCCTTTCCGGGCTGACCCAGGGTTCGGTACTGGGTGTTTCTGTTGTCACATTGGGTATTGTGATGTGAGCATCAAGTATCACAGCACCTTGGGGAATCTCAACCGATGCTTTACCATCTATGAAGAAAACGGTAACTGACTCTGTAAGCTGCGAAGACTTCAACTCTGCCATTATGAGGCTAATCCGCTTTGATACCTCCTCATCTCCTCCGCGACTCCCCTCCCTTAACTGGTCCCGGAGCCTGCTTAGCCGGGCTAGCATTCCCTCGCCCCATGCCCTGTTGTCCACCAAGTAGCCAGCATCCAAGGCGTGGTGGATAACGGACTCCAATCCCCACAAGTCAGCGTCCTCCAAGGTGTATCCTTGTCCCCCATCCAGCGTGATAATGATGACCTTTTTCACACCTTCACCAACCATTCTCGTTGTCTCCTTCATCCATGTACCGTCTGATCTTCTCCACTTCCTCCCGGAATACCTGGGTGGTGGTGGTAACCCGAATGCCCGCGATGACGGCCTTCGCCTGCTGAAGGGATGCGTACTCCTGGGGATCCACGGCCGCAAGCTCGTCACCCATCATGACCACTCGATAAACATCTCGTATCTGATAGACGCAGGCCGTGGTTGGCCCCACGTTCTCCTCGTGGACCGGGAGTCCCAGCCTCTCGTCAAATTGCTTCCTCATCACTCCTGCTCTTTTGCCCAAGCCAGGACAGCTTCCTTTGGAGACAGACCTTTTGGCCAAGGTATGACTATCCCTGCTAATTTCCAAACTATCACAGAGATCTCGTCAAAGTCCTCGTCCTTTGGTGGACGCACCAACGTCATCGGATCATCGCTTGTGATCTCAACAGCTCTAAATATCCTCAAGCATCACCTCCGTTTCCGCGGAAACCGACCTATTTAACAGCTACGATGCCGCTCTCCTTGGTGCCACTTTTCAGATACTCTTTAACCGTCCCCTGACCTCGGCGGATCCACCGTAATAAGCCCAGTGCTGTCTTCCGGTCCATGAATCCACCTTTCCACAACCAATAGGCTGTCCTCACTTGGTAAGTCCGCTGGCTCAACATCAGGACCCACCCCCTTTTTCCTTCGGTGGGAGACCCAAGAATGCGTCCATGACACCCTCTCCATATCCCCGGCAAAAGCCCCTAATCCAGTTCTCAAACCATTCCTCTGGCGTCTGGGCCTTGCGAGAGGCGATTCGGGTAATAAGCTGGAGATCCTCCTCTTCGAGTGTGAGAGTAATTTCTGGCATCCGGCCCCCTCATCTGCTGCTGTCAGATACTCCAATAAGAGTATCTTACCCAGATATGATTTGTCAATCAGAGAATCAGCCAAAGTCCGGGGGTTCCAGATAACAAAATACCCCCGCCTTAGAAGGGGGGGGCTCCCGGAGAAACTTGGTGGAACACCGAGGCATGGGGTAAAGGGCTAGACACCCATCAGACAGGCCATTACACTCACTGAACCCATATTACTCTCCCTTTCCCATTCAACGTGCAACTGGGCTGACTTGGGTGGGCTGCCAGTATAGTCCCAGGCATCCCGTGTCTTGTAACTCCAGCTACTAGCAAAGTTCCTCCACCTGAAGCCTAAAGCGTTCCCAGCATAGCCTGGGCGGTCAACAATTTCCTGAACAACGGGTGAAATATCGGGGCTGTTATACTCTTGGTCGAGCGTCCAGGCGAGAATGGCGTTCCAGAGGACGTAGGCGATTGTCTGGTCCATGCCCGAAACCTCCGCCTTGCTTGTAGGAGCCAGAGCGTCATCATAGTCGTAGCCATAGATTCTCGTGTTGATATACGTTTCATCATTGCTCACTTCGGCGGTAAACGTTAGGTAGGCTCGAATTATCTTGGCACCCTGAGGGATGTTGCAATTCAGGAAGCGAACAACGATGTCATGCTCATAATCGGGGCCCGTGGGATCGTCAAAGAACGTCCCAACATGTATGGCAGCGTCGGTCCTATGCAGGTCAATCGTGTGCGTCCAACCGTCATCGAGGGTGTTAACGATCTGTCGGTCTAGCGTTGCCCCGGGACCCACCCCCCATAATGAGGACTCGATGTGGAGCCTCCCCCCGCCATACGTTGTCAGGTCAAAGGTGTCAAAGACACGCCGCGCAGCGACGTCCGATTCCATGTCCTTATCTTCAATAAAGAATATCACTGCACCACCTATGCCACCATTGTCATCCACAACCTGCTGCAACGCAGATACACATGATGGAAGCTGGTAGGCTATTCCTGTGGTCCATGGTGCGATGCCGTCATAGGCGATTGGAGTCGTTCTAGTACGCCCAACATGGTCAGCATAACTCGAGATTTGCCCTGGATTCCTGCTGTTCTCGAAGCAGATATCTGAGCGGACTACAGCTCCAGCCAGGTCTAAAACAGCTACGACTGTCACGTATGCGGCGTTTATTGTCGCTCCTGGCGGTAAGTACACACCAAGGTAGCGCATACTGCCCCCATAGCCGTAGTGCGTAGCGTCCCAGGAGCCAAAACCTATGTAAGACGTAGTGTTGTACCAGCGTTGATCTCCGGCGTAGAAGCGGATTACTCGGTCATCGTCAGCGCCTTCGGATATGAAAAAGTCGATTGGCGGGTCGATGGTCAACGGATAGATTAGCCCTGAGTCATCCAGTTCAAGGACAATCTCACCCTGACCAAACGATACGTCCAGATACCGCTCCTCCTGGTCTGGGCCTAAATCTCTACCACTGGCATCTCTCACCCAGGGTCGCTTCAGCACTGCTACGATCTTCCCATTGTGCAGCAGGTTGCAACCCTGCCGTGTCAGACCCCGACTCTCATACGGGAGATGGATCTTCTTGAAGTCTTCTACGGGTCGTGGCAGGTAGATGGAGAACTTGACTTGGCTGGTCTGTAGATGGAGCCGAAAGGTGTACTGCGGGCGTTCCCACGTCCAGATTCCACCGACTTTGCTCGTGGGTACCCCCAGGGTCAACTCCTCCGGCTTGCGAAGCTGAAACCAGACCTGGTCGTTTCCAGGAACAGGGTAGACACGCTTCTTACCATCATCCCCAAAGCGTACCCATCTCGGAATGCGGGTGAACTGGGCTTGGAATCCCTCACCGTCCGGCTCGGAGTGGTCAGGGTCAGCTTCCCTGTAGTCGCCGTATATGTCCTGATAGTTCTGCGGCTTGATGGCCAGGTCATGGACATGGACATGGCGTCGGATCTGGCGCCACTCCGCAGGCGCCTGGATAGGGTAATGAGCTGGGGGGTAGTCCTCATCCTCCCTGCTGTACAGGCGAGAGGTGAAAGTCCACCTGTCGCGGAGTGCCTTCATCTGTACCTACATCAGCAGCTCGAATAGGCTGGGGTTGAGGCCACCAACAGAAGTGGGGAGGGCAGCCGAGATCTCAATCGAAAGGTCCTCGGTGGTCACGAGGCTATTCACATCGTCATTGAACCAGTTAGGCTCGAACCTTCCCCCATTGTCGTTTACACTCAAGGCCGTCCAGATCGCACGATGGTCATCAGCAACCACACTGTACTGGGTTTGGGCACCCCAGCTCGTGAGCCCGTCGTCTGACACCCTACCGTAGGCGTGTTCGGTGGCCCCAAAGGTGCCGCCTAAGTAGCCGACGTAGATGTCGTCATTCTGCTGATTCACCATCACCGCTGGCATCGGCACATGGCCGCCCTCAGCCGTAAAGAGATCGTCTCCCGCCGTTACGGTTCCCGAGCCGTCAACCACGAAAGACCTCATGGTCGCTGCGCCAGCGTAGGTCGTGCATGTGACTAGGATGACCAGATTATCAGAGTGTCGCGGAGCCGCGCCAAAGTGCAGGTAGTTGAACATATTGACCGACGCGAGCGTGGTAACAACACCGGACTCAGACCAAGAGTTTCCTGTGTCGTCATAGGTCTTGACGGTGATCTCCTGAGTGCTGATATCCCCGTAGATACACCAGATGTCGTTGTCGTCGGCCTCGTTACCCGGCATCAACAGGATGTGGTCTTGGGCAGCACCGTCTGCCATCGTAGCTCGGGCCCCCCAGGCCGCCCCTCCATTGGTAGAGCGATAAAAGTAGTTCGAGCCGACATTTGTAAAGAAACCCGCATAGAGGTTGCCACCCCTGGCCTTTACCAGGCTCAGGATCGAAGTGGTGGGAGCAGGACCGGCGCGAATCGCGACCTCTCCCCCGAAGGAGTCATCAGAGGTATCGAGCTGCCGGTACGCGACGTTTCCCGAGGGCGTCTTTATGAAGACAATGTGTATGATCGTCCCGGCATCGGAAGCCTGGGTCCACTGGTCGAACCAGATCGCCACCCTGAGATTGGCGACGCCAGAGACCACCACACGCGCGGACCAGGCAGCACCGCCGTTGGTGGTCTTGCGATAAACCACGAAGTCGTCCGAGTCGATATAAAAAGCATAGCCCGTATCGGGATCCACCCAGACGAGATTGCTGCTATACGTGGTCTGCCAGGAAGTGCCCTGTATGAACGCATCTATGTTTACATCAGACATCTCTCGGGCCGCTCCCCAGCCTCCTTACCTACAAGCGCCTCCCACTTCCCGCAGCGGCTCCCGAAAGCGGCCGCCACCTCTTTTTCTCGTAACAATAGGGCGACATCGCACTCGTTACTGCAATCGTGACACTGGATTCCCTTCGTGGAGAAATCGACACCAACAACCGTACTCATCTCCCACATACCAGTAGGCTTGCTGGCCGCAGCCATTATGGCCGCTCCGATGGCCCCTGTCGTCTCATGGTGGGGCGGTACGATTATGTCGGTAGCCAGGGTCCGCTTGAATCCCTCCACCACTGCGGCATTGCCAGCCACTCCACCGGTGAAGACCACCGGCTCCTGGAGGCGACGGTTGCGGGCCACGTTATTGATATAGTTGCGAGGAAGAGAGAAACAGAGACCCCGTATCAATGACGGAATGTCGTGGCCCTGCTGCTGCTTGGTCACCACATCGGACTCGGCGAAGACCCCGCACCTCCCCGCGATCCGGATCTCCTCCCCACAGGCCAGGGCTGTAGGACCCATCTCCTCGACCGGGATCCCAAACTCCCGCGACGCTCCGGCCAGGAAGCTCCCAGTACCCGCGCTACAGATCGTGTTCATGTTGTACCAGGTCGGGACACCCCTCGAGTCGAGCTGTATCAACTTCGAGTCCTGGCCACCGATCTCTATTATGCTTCTGGCATTCGGGACGTACTGAAGGACGCCCAGTGCTTGGCACGTTATCTCATCCGCTATCACTTCAGTTCCCAGCATGGCCGCAGCGAGGTGCCGCCCTGACCCTGTGACACCCACGGCCGTGATCCCCTGCCCGTCGATCTGTCGCCTGAGCTGGTCAAGGCAGAGACCGACCGCCCTTACCGGGTTCCTCGATGTTGCCAGGTAGGCCTCTGCCAATATCTCCAGTTCGCCATTCAGGACCACGGCCTTGGTGGACACAGAGCCTACGTCGACACCCAGGAACAGGCCCGACACCCTTTCAGAAAGCACCGCCCTTGAAAGCGACCCTCCTCCCTCCTGGCGGAGCTTCCGCCGCAGGCGGAGGATGTTCACCAGGGCCTCGACCCGGGTCTGGAGATTGGCCTCGGCAAAATGTGCGTCAAAGGTCAGGTGAATGAGGGGAATCCCGTAGTCCTGGCTCACCTGGTCCAGGAAGGCCGAGACGGTGCTCTCTGGTGCGCAGGGAAAGGGAGCCACATGAACCACGCCGTCGAAGCCCGCCAGGGCGTAGTAGATGGACCAGATTATGCTCTCCTTGCCATGACCGCCGACGTCGTAGTGTGGCAGGTACCGCTCGGCCTCCCTGCGGGCCCGCCGAAGGAGGTTATTATCCACGTCGGACCTCTTCAGGCCGCGGAGATAGACAAGTGCGCGTTCAGGAAAGATGAAAAGGTGGCGCACCATTCGGCTTAACCGATCTCGTAGTGGCCATGCTGCCCACAGGTGGCTGTAGAGAAACGCACTCAGCGGCAGGGCCACGTGGACCTGTGCCCCAGCCTTCCTGAGCCGCTCCAGGACGCCGAGATTGGCATCCGGATCCAGCAATGTGAATATCTCTCCACAGACCCCCACGCATGGCCCGCCATGACTTGGATCTGCCTGGTAAGGTAGTACATGGGTCTTATCGTATTCTTCAACGGCTCTGAAGCCCCGACGAAAGGCCTTGAAGATGACCCGTAGAGGCACACCCATTTCCCTGAGCCGCTGGATACCCCTCACCGACATCGATATACCATACATGGGTAGGTCATGGCCGATGCGGTTGAGAACAGACCCCAGAAGGATGTGGTAGACCTTGAAGCGGCAGGAATTGCAGGTATCCCACTGGGCCAGACCATCGACTGGCCCTTTATCAATGGCGTCCAGGTAGTTGCCGAGGTTGATCTTGGCTGGCAGGCACATATTCTCATCGAGGAGCTGCCAGCCGCGAAGAATTGTGCCCCTCGTGGTACGTGGGGGGCTCTTCAACCTGATGGGGAGTTGGTGTTTTCGTAATACTTGATTGATCGCTCTACAGATAACGGCTGCGTAGGGTCCCATGTTGGGAACGACAAAGTAGCGTTTCATCCCGTTTGGCCCTCACAGCATCTGAAGGATCTGATCGATTACGGCAGCCTCCACGTCAAACGTGAGTTCCTTCTTCGTAATCGCACCGAATTTTAAGTCGGTGGTAAGGGCGTTCGCCGTTAAAGCAAGGGATGTCGATGACCTGGCCTTTCCAGTTAGGTCTCGAACCTCCTGAAAGATTCCGGTGACATCGTGCTCAACGCCGCCGCTGTCCCAGACTCGGCATGTTGCCGCTCCGTCTTCAAACTCTATTTGGATCCGGTTCGTAGGCATCCAGGGCCTCCTAAGAGGTGTTGAAGTAGAACCTGAGCCCCACTAGGGCATCGTTTAGTCTGAGTACGTCAAGGTCTACAACCTGGTTCTCAAAGCGTAGGTTGTAGGTTGCATCTCCGTCTACCTCCCCCTTCACGTCGTTGTCTCCTACCAGCACATCACCTGACTCCCTGGTAGACGCGGCCACGGTCCAGAGGTTGTCCGGGAGGTTGATGGCCGCCAGGTCGTCTACGCCCCAAGCGCCGGTGGACTTCTTGACGCGGATCGCCTGGGCGCCGTCGATGGCGTTTGCACCGCCCCCTGCGGTGTTCTCGATGGCCCGGACCTTGAGTATCGCCACGACCCTGGCCAAAGACACCCCGGTTGGCAGACCGCTCACCACGACGTTCGGAAGGTTGACATCGGCGGCCTCTCCAGGTCCCAGGTCGATGACGTCGTCCGAGTCCGACCAGAAGTCGAAATAGTTAATGGCCTTCTCGCCCTCGCTGGTGACGGCGCTCTCCAACGCAGCCTGCAAGGCCGCTATATCTGCTGGGCTGATGCCAAATCCCATAGCTATCGCTCCGTACCTGTAATCAAACCATCTACGGTGACACCCGTGCCATCCGTCGAGAGCACCTCTATGACGACAGAAGTCCCCGCTGCCAGGACGTTTCCTGTTGCCCAAGGGATTCTAACAAGCGAAGCGAGCTGCACGTCAGGGACATTTTGGTCTACGCCGGCGATAGTTACCCTGTAGCGCGTCTTGGCAGCATTATCTGTCGCCAGTGAGATCTCGCCGAGGTCGCCGGTGGAACCGGCTGGTATGTCCCAGCGCACCAGTTCCGTCCAGACCAACGCTCCAATGGTTTGCCGGTCCCACCTGAAGATCGGCAAACCAACGAGTGTTGCCTCGGCCTCACTGGGGTAGACCATGTACTCCGAGGTTTCGTCCGGCGCCGTCGAGAAGGCATTTACGGGAACGATCCCTGTGGCTATGTTGCTTAAGATCCTGCGGGCCTGGCCCACCCCCGTGCCACCTATAATACGGACGTAGGAGCCCGCCCATATATTTACAGCCCAATCCTTCGACGAATCGTCCAGCCTATTTATCGTAGATGTTTCGTCGGCAATGCCCCGGTCCACATCACCTACACTGGGCTGAACAGACACCTCCACCGGCACGGTCGCGGTTATATCGTGGGTGTAGTCGGCTACTCCAGTTCCAGTTATCGGGACTGTGTAGGTTTCGACTCTCATGGTTACGTCTCCTTCACCGAAACCGTGGCGGTGATCCTATGCGCTCCTACAGCATGGTTCTCGATGTTCACCCAGATCTCCTCGTTCATATCCACAGGCTCGTTGAAGTAGTAAGTTGGCGTGACATCGTTAAGAGCCAGGAACCCATCCCTCGGGCATAACTGGGACGTACCATGCCACACAGCGACACCAACCAGGCCCCAGCAGCCGGCAGGCCAATGGATGATAACTGAAGTTATCAGGCCGGGGAACGGGGAGGTTTCGTACATCCTGATGGCGGCACCACCGATGAGGTTCCGCTCAAACGGGATGAGTTCTATCCTCTTTGCTGGCAATTGTACCCCAACTGTTTCGGCCATGGCGCCAATGTTCGCAGAAACTGCGTCGAGCTTTCTACCATTGTTTTGAATCCCTTGAACCACCTCCCGGGTGAGGGAATTCAGGCCATGTATGGCCTCCCGATTCCTGCGGACCTCGGTGATTACTCCAGTGAAGTCGGCGGTAACTGGTGGAAACTCCTCAGCTTCCTCCTCCTCCATGTACACCCGGTATCCTGGCCCTCTATCTCTGCTCAGCATTAGATCTCTCCAGAATCGAATATGAGGCGGAAGTCGTGAAGGTGCAGGTCCCTCTGTGCGGCTATCCTGCTACCGACCATAGCCAGAGGCTTCAACTGGGTTGTTGGAAGGTTTGTTGTGTGTGTCGCAACGAGTGTACCATCGAGGACAAGTCTTGCATCGTCCCCAGCGTCACTGACACACATATTGATGCAGACGTGGCCGGTGGGTGGAGCACCAAGGGGGGTGCTGGTTGATACCCCACCCGACCGAGTAACGAAGCGCAGGTTGCCGTCTACGCTACTGTCGTATTCGATCCAGATACCGTCGTCGGGGGTTGCCCAGGCAGCCCCGTCGCCTGTTTCAAGGTTTGCCGCTCCCACCAGACCGCGAATGGTATAAAGATTGGCGGTGTTAGGAATTGCTAGGACCAGGTGAAGGTGGGGGCTGACCGCCACGGACACGGGATAGTTACCGCCAGTGTGGAGGGCTACCCAGTCGTCGATATTTGCTCCGAGCCCACATAGCTGGAGGCCTCCGCCTATCTCGTTGGCGACGACGAAGTTCCCCACTGCTGGAGCCGGGTTCCCGTTTGTGTCCCAGGACCGGGAAAGCGAAATTCCGAGGATCGCAGGTACGAACTGCGCGGGGCCGACATAGTCCTCTTTGATTGACCTTCCAGGCATGGCGTCGAAGAGCACCCACTCCGCGTCGCCTTCGTCGCACCGGTTCCATATCTCCCGGCGGTTCTTGGTGGGATTATAGGTGTACCTCACCCTCTCCCCTGCGTAGAGGGAGTCTATCAGTTGCATACCTATCCGTGGTATGGGCATCCTGGTTCGCCTTCCCTAAAAGATATGGGAGAGGAGCGAACCCCTCTCCCATTTCGTATTGCTCGGAGCCGAGGGCCATCCCGCTCCGTTTCCGTGGAAACGGCCCCTGGAAGGCTTATTCCGTTTCGCTTCGTCCAGCGTCGTAGCAGTTGCGGCAGACGTTTGCACCAGGGCTCTTGGCCCCTCCACATTTAGGGCAGACCGTGGGGTCTGGCTCAGTATGAGATGCACCAGGTGGCGACTCTACCTCCTCAGATGCCTCGGTAGCCTCCGCGGTCTCCGGTTCCTCTGCAACCTCGGTTGTCTCGGTTGGCTGGCCTTCCTCAGCGGGCTCGGCAGGCGCGCCTGCGTCAGCGGCGGGCGCTCCCTCGGCCGGCTCCGTGGTCTCGGTTGCCGCAGCGTCAGCGGGCGCAGACTCGGCGCCCTCGCCCTCGGCGGCCAGCAACCTGTCGATCAATTCTTCCTTGCTGCCGCTTCTATCTAAGCCAGCTCTCTCACACAGGGTTGTGAGATAGTATCCACCATGGGCTTCAAGCTCCTCGCGCCGTGTCATAGGTTCCTCCCTATGGACTTAGCATGAGCTGGACGAAGGGCGCACCCTGTCCCCCACCACGAGCATTGCACAGGACATATCCTGCGAACTGCTGATGCATGACGCCGGGGTCAGCGGGTTCATACACGAAGATGCCGCCATTCGAGCCGAACACGCACGATCTATTGTGGTCTCCAACACTGACATCTCCCGCTGGCACTATCCAGACCGGCCCCCAGGTCTGGATCCAGATGTACTGGTTGACGGTTGCAATTTGTGTTGGCATCCCCATAACCGATGCGACAGGGTTGTGGCCAGTCTGAACGTTCAGGTAGGGGCTGGCCATGATCTCGGCGTGCTCGGTCCCGGCGGTTGATAGCGTTGTTTCCCGGTGTAAAGATGACGAGATAGCCGCCTTCCAGCTCATCCTCACCGATAACGCCGTCGCCGAGGATACCATCGGTGCCCCCCACAGTTACGACAACGGTGTATTCGCCCTCCGTACACCCGCCGATGGCGGCAAAGCCAACGTGCTGGGGAATGGTATTCTTCGCCCCGTAGCCAGGACAAAGAGTATCACCGGCCATAGCGTAGCGGAACACCCTGTCATCCAGCATCATGCGGCTCCCGATGCGGTAGTTCTGGGTGTTGCTGGCCTCGTCGTAGGACTGCGAGGGACGCTCAGCGATCCTGGCACCCGGGCCTATAATGGCACCAAACAGCCCCGTTTCGGGATCCAGGTCCATCTCCATGTCTCCACGTATCCGTCTCCCAAGAATGTAGCCTATCTTCTTAATGCCCATGTCTCGGTTCTCCTTCTGGGCTGCTTCCCCCTACTCAGGGGCATATCTTTCGGGCAGCCCGCCGTATAGTCACTGAGCCGCATTTGGCCCTTGTGCCCTGAGTTTATTCCACCGCATCCTCAAAGATTATCCGCACAAAGCAGTTGCCAGCACTTGAAACTCCCAGTAGCTGTTCGCCGGCGTCCAGTATGTAAATCGGCAGAGAGTCCTCCCTTGGATCGTCGGGCATGACCACCATATCCCCTCCCGCAATATGGTGTAGGGTGTCCACATCGGTGCCATTGCGGGTTAGAACTACGTCGTTCGCACCAGCAAAGGCGTTCCACGTTTTGATGGAGTAGATGAAGCGTCGGTGGTTCGCCGGGACTACGGTTCCGATGTTCGTGCCTGGTGCTATTGCTACAGTAGCAACAGCCGGGAAAAGGCCCGCTCTTTCTGGCATTGCTAAGCCCTCCCTTCCATGACTTTAAGGGTCCAATCCATCAGCTTTTCTGGTTTTCCCCCTACTACCAGGTCAACATCCGCTAAGGTCCTAAGCCACTGTGGTACTTCGGCGGGGTTCGGGTCTATTCCCGCCATCGTGTACAGCCTTCGTTGCCGCTTTCCGAGGAGGATTGCCTTGACCTCCTCGGGGTCGGTGAGAATCTCGTAGGTGTACCGCATGACATCGAGGTTCAGGGCGACCAGCGGCATGGCGTCTGCAAGTGGATTGTGAGCCTGGAATGCGGTGTAGAGCTCCTTGACCGTGAAGAACTCGGTCTTGGCCGAGAAGGGTCCCTGATAGGGGCTCATGTTGCCGTCAACGTAGCCAACATCACCGCCGACGGCACGCTGTATTGCTACCAGGGCGTTCCTGTCCTGCCTGGAGGGGTACTGGAAGTAGATACGGACGGCAGGCTTGTTCACCCCCCAGAAATAGTGGTGGATGAACCTGTTAGCTGGGGGCTCCGTGTACCGCCGATTGGAAGCATCCAGCAGATCGTCCCATGCAGCCAATGCGGTGCCAGCGGCAAGGCTGGCAGACAGTACGTAGGGTTTGACGTTGGAGCCTTCCAGTCCAAGGATGCGCACACAGACCCAACCCTGGAGGAACTGCATACTGAGGAGGTGCCCTTCGCGGAGCCACATGTCCTCGTGGCTCTGCTTGAGCAACGAAACTTTCATATTGGCCTCCTTCTCAACCTTCTCTTGCGGGTTGGCTGCCAATGACAACTGCTGGGCAGGTTGGCCCTGCCCAGCAGTATTTCATATTCTATTACCAGGCCGCTGCGACCTCGTTCAGCCTGCGGCCGAGGCCGATGACAAGGCCACCGGGCTGTAGATCCAGGTTCCCTCCGCTGTCGCTCAGGATCCGCATGAACCAGGTGTCATCGGGGAGCAGCAGTAGCGTAGGTATCGGGTACACGGAAACGCCGTTGAGGTTGTCTCCGATAACCATGTCCCGTAGGTTGATTGGAACCAGGTTTGTCCTCCCCATGTCAGTCTGCATCTCGGAGACCAATGGCGTTGGGGTGACCAGGCTGGTGAGGTGGGTCACCACTATGCCGAATTCACGCGGCAAGGCGTAGGATGCGGCAGCACCGTCCCCGATGAAGGCCGTCCAGGTGGCGGCCACTACACCCGGCTCTCGCCAGTTCGCGCGATAAGTCGCCGTTGCGGGGTCGTGTGTGAACTGCGGACGGATCGGCTGGAATCCCAGCTCGGTGTCCGTGGGGTTCAGGCCCCGGAAGGCTATACCGTTGAGCGCCTGCTTTATCGCCCGGATGGCCGAGACGTAGGCCTCAACCCTCTGGAGCTGGATCTGGCGCGTGATGCTCGTTGGCGCTGCCAGCAGCGTCGGGAACTGGGCGTTGAAGATCGCAAGTTCTTGAGCATCCAGGGGGTGCAACTGGAAGTCTGTGCGGTACAACCGTAATGACTCTCGCGTAAGCGCGGGGTCCTCCATCGTTAGCGGGCGATATTCGTCCATGGTTTACCTCCCTGTTTGGCGGGATAGGCTTATTAACCCAACGACGAACCTATCTACACGATAAGTTCGTCGTTCTTCGTCTCTCTTGCCCCGGGGTTGCCGGGATTACCGGGGTTGCCCCTCTTCCCTGCGATCTCCCTTGGGTTACCGCCGCCGAGGGGTCGCCGACCGTTCCCACCTCCAGACCCTCTCCGGGCTGGCCACACCGACTTGACGGCGAAGTGCCCGAGCGACCCGGCGCTTGAGGACGCGACCCCCTCCGCTACCTGCGCCATCCGAGGGCCCAAGGTCATTGCGCCCAACAACCCGATCATCCCACCTCCGAAGGTGACGATGGTGCCCAGAGTCGGGTTAAACCTGTAGCTGGCCGCCTCGATCAGGCCTGCGCCAAAGGCGGACCCTATCGTGGTCGCCTTATCCATCATTGGGACCGGAATTGCCCTTGCCACGGCTTCACCTCCATATGTTTCTTGTGGGAGCGCCTGGCTTGCAAAGTAAAAGCCTGGGAGCTTGAACTTCCACAAGCTCCAGGCGCTCCCAGGCTACCGCCACCAATCTTATACACCCTTTTTGCCGATTGTCAACCTCCTGAAGGTGATCCTCATTTCTTCAACCTACTCAGCTCCACGCGCCATCGCGGCCTAGCACCCGCCAGAAGTCCACTCCTGATCTCCCGAAAGGAGACGTCATTGAACCGCAAGTAGGGTACATAAGCTGGAGCCTCCAGCCGCAGAGGCCACTGCGGGTCCCGTGTAGGCTCCACGACAAGAGCCTGACCATTCTTGAAGACTGTAATCCAGGCGTGGCCATAGCCCTCCCAGAGTCCGATAGTGGCGAATACTTCATCGTCAGAGAGCCGGTTGCGCAGGACTGAAACACCCACAAACGTCATGTCCTCACAGTCCCCGGTCCCTTGCGCCAGTGTCTCTGCCGGCATTTGCCAGTAATCGTATCTGGTCTCGCTGAAAAGGGCCACACGGGGCTCAAAGACCTTCACACCCCCCGCCTGCTGTAGAAATGCCTCCTGGTAGCGATAGTCGTATGGCTCCACTGGTGGATAACTTATGTGCCGCGCGATGTATCTCCAGGTATCGAGTACCGCCTGGTCTTTGTCGGCAGGCAGTCCCTCGGCGACGTCCAAGACGGGGGCACTCAAGGGCTGTATGAACTCCCGGATGTCCCTCATCTCTCCGAAGAAGCGCACCTGCACCAGGTATTGATCCAAGGGGGAGCCTTTATCGGGTCCCTGCTTCTACAAGCGCCCGCCTGACACGGCCCGCTATGCTCGGCCTGCCGGCCCATGTCCCGCCATAGACGGACCCTTCCTCAAAGGTCACCGTATCTGAGCTGTCGATGGCATACCGCGATTCCGGGCTTACCATGTCCAAGATGACGATGGCGCTCATCGACCATCCGCCAAACACAATCACTGATACCTGAAGGCTTACTGGCGCTGAGGTCTGCCCCGGATCAAGGGTCACTGTAGCGACGTCCTCTACCCCAACGGCCTGGGGATCCCCCTCCCCATCGTAGGTGTTGACTAACAACCTGGCCTCATAGGACGACCTGGCGTTCCCCGTGTTCGTTATGGTTCCTGTTGCGCTAGCTGTTCTGGTCGCCATAGCGTGCTCCTGTTACTCAATGGTCAGTGTGAAGTCGATGCTTCCCGCTGGCTCTGGCTCTTCTGGCTCTTCGGCCTCCGCCTCCCTGGTCCAAAGCCAGTATACTCCGCCTGCCATAACAAGCGCACCGGCCCCCAGTACCAGCGCCTCTTCTGTTTTCATAGCACCCCTCCTAGAGCACGGACACTGTCAGTTCCGGTTGATCCTTGCCACCGTATGAAGCCATGGCCTCCAGTTTGCCCACGGCAATCGCCTCCTCCAAGCGGAAGGCATCGTCGAAGGTGCGGTCGCCCAGGCTCTCCACAAACTCGCCATAAGGATCCACGTGAAGGACCTCGGCCACAACCTTGAAGGTTGCCCCGGCATGGTTCTTCCAGAAGTCCTCCAACCTGTCGGTGACGTCATAGCCGGGCAGGTACAGAGTGGTACGGGCAAGCAGGGTGAGGCCGGGTTCAAGAGTGACGATAGGGGCATCGTAGCTGGTGAAGAGGTCGGTTTCCGCAGAAACCAGGTCCACGTCCAGACCCGGCCCTCCCTCTCTTGCGAGAGGAGTGAAAACCAACCATTCAACATCGTCCCTCCACGCCTTCGTCTCAATCACCCACACCTTGAGGGCAGCATGAGCGTCAGCATCCCCGACATTTCTGAGAGCCCATGAAAGTGAAATCGCCATCTGAATGGATGGTACTGGGATCGAACCAAGCTGCCCGATTCCCGGGGCTGGAATCTCCTCCTTCGGAGTATCGAAAATCCGACCAAATATACGCATTCCCCCAACCCTCCTACGTTGACTCTACGGCAAGCACGGGCTGTCTGATACCTTCGTGCTCCTGGAGAGCCTGTAGCTTGCCCACTGGGACTGGCGGCTTCGGCGGGACAGGCTGCAATTCCCTGTACGCAAAATAGCCTCCGCCAGCCATGGCTGTTCCACCTGCCACAAGACTCGGCCATCTCCCCTTCCCCACCATCATTATAACGCCCCCGATCACCACAGCACCCAGCGGTATAACAATGCCCTTGATGGTCCTCAGCCACTGCTCCGCCGTTATCTTCGAGAGCTTCCAGGCAAGGAGGCCTATGGGCAATGCTCCAAGACCAAAAATGATTAGCGGAAGGAAGAAAACGCCTACCTCGAATTGGATAGAAAGGACACCGTCATCGTCCTGGGTGAGTGGGGCGGTGATGATAAAGGCCTGCCCGTCCCAGGCCTGTTCAAGTGTCGCGAGCTCCTGCTTGGAGAGGAGATCGCTAAGTGTCAACTCCAGGAGCCCATGGTCGCCCTCATCGAATTGCTCCTCGAGCGCGGCAAGTTCTGCGGCGAACTCTCTCAGGTCCAGGGGTACCATCTGCACCTCCAGCGTCAACGCACCGGATGGTATGGGGCGACACGTAGAAAGGTGTCCACGGCACGCTTGGCTTCGCCAGCATACCATTGAGGATATCGCTTGACAACAGCAACTTGCTCGGGCAACTTCTCGGCCACCACTTCCAGCACCTGGTCCCAGTTCAGGGACCTGGTCATGGTAGGGACGTCCACGTCGACCTCCTTGAGGTCGAAAAGGGCCACGGTCTTGAGTTCATCTGGAATCAGGTTCAGCCAGAGGTCGGTTATCGAGCCTCCAGACTGGATGTAGTGCTCGAGGGCTGCGGGCTTGAACTCTTGGAGAACAAAACAAATGCCGGGCACATAGCTCCCCCTATGTCTGAAGCCATGGGCTATCTTCCGCTGAGTCCGCCGACGTATGAACTCAGTGCCTAGCTTTCCGGCGTAATCGCTGACCTTTTTCAGCAAAGCCGACCTCCTAGACCGAAAGCTCTTCTCCGCTTTCTCCTCGTGTGACCAGGCTGGCAGCCTCTATTGGCCGTTCATCCGTTGTTGTCTGCGCAGGGTTTGTATCCATGCCCTCCCCGCACCTTGGGCACGTGTATCTTTCAAGCTCTTCCTCTATAGCGAACTGGTAGCCGCAATCCGAGCACTTCATACCCTTCAGCCCTGAGAGCCCACCCCGGCCGTTGCCCCGCGCAACATCCCGGCCAGCAGCCTGTTCGTGTTCTGACGCCAGGTCTCTTATGGCGGCAAACAAGTCGGGCAGGTTGTCCTTCATTGTTGTGCTCATCTGCCCAAAGATGTCTAGCCTCCTGTTCTCCCGGGCATCCTCTTTGTCGATCCTGGTCCTCTCCAGGTCGGCGTCCACCTCCACCTTCCTGAGGCCGAGAGCTAATTCTATGGGTATACTTCCGGACTTAATATCATTCATGGTGACCAAGGATGCCGGCTGCTGGTGGTCGTCCCCCTCATTTCTCCGGCTAAACCCCATGGACTTAGCAAAACCTTCTATGTCTTGCTGTAGACCACCCCATTCCTTGAACCACTCACGCGAGAACACCGCCGGCTGCTTCGGCTCCCCGCCATCCGCGCGGGACTGCCCGTCCAGCCTGAATGCCCGCTCCTGGATCTGCCTCTTCACGTCTGGGTCAAGCTCACCCAGCCCCAGCCCCGTGCCAAGGTCCCCGCCCCCACCCCTGCGTTCCGCAGCGGCATTCCTGATCCTCTCCTCCATCTCGGTGAGAGACCTCAGCCGCAGCTCGTGGATCTCGCGGTCCTTCGAGTCTGTTGCCTCGCGCAAAGCCCTCGTCTCGATGTCCTTTTGCTCCATCATTTGAGCGAAGTTAATCCCAAAAATCTGGGCCGCATCATTCAAATCCTGAAAAGGCCGTACCGCTGACCTCTCAGGGGTTTCGGGCGTCCCGCCCTTGGCCCCGTCCGAAGACATGCTGTAGGCCTTGCTGGCCCTTGCCGCACCCTCGAGCTGCATATTCTTCTTCAGGGTCTCCATGACCTCATTGAACATATCGTCGGTGGTCTTGGGCTTCCCTTGCTCTCCTCCAGTGGGGCTGCCGGGCCTCAGCGGTATCGGGTATAGCGCTGGCCCCTTAGGTCCTTCTTTTTCAGTCATTGGCTGCCTCCACCTTTACGACGTCTGCGAATAACTGACCGAATCTCAACTCGTCTGAGTGCTCGAAATAATACTGTAAAATTGTCTGGAACATCCACTCTCCGATGGTTACCTGGTAGTCAGGGAAACACTGCCTCATTATGTCATAAAGGACCAGGAGGCGCCCGTCGAGCTCCACCTCCCGAGTGAAGAACCGCCCACGGATGGCCGCAACAGTTTGCTCTGCCGGTGGCTTGCCAGCAGTTGGTGCGTCACCGGGTGGTTCGTCACCGTTTTTTGACCCTGCGGGTGGTGGTACTACGGGTGATGATCGTAGGTATTCTGGGTGTTTCCCCCACCACTTCTCAGAGTAAGGGATCAGCCCGACGGCCGTCGCCGTCTTGACGGCTTTTGCCAGTACCTCTCCGGTCTTGGTATCGACCAGCCCAATCCCCTGGTGGGTCTCTCCCGCGTCTCTACCATGCTTCACATGACTGGTCAATCTAAGGGCATCAGGCGGAGCGAACTTGGCACCGCATGTGCATTTCCAGGCTAGTGCCAGCTCAATTATTTCCCCAGTCACGGTATCAAAAAGGCCAATCCCATTGTGGACCTTCCCCCTCACTCTACCCCGGTTCACATGACGGGCCATCTCAGTGGGATTATCTGGAGCGACCTCGAGACCGCATGAGCATTTCCAGACCAGGGCCATCTCCGCCCTCCCGAATAATGTTGACCGATGAACGTAGCGTATTCTATGGATGCCAGCATGTCTTCGTCAAGTCTCCCTCCGTTTATCCTACCCATAACCCTTCAAGTGTTTCTGCCGTGGACCCGTCCATCTCCCCCGAGCGCCAGTTTTACAGGCCCATTTTATCTACGCACCCCGTCTTGACTCAGGACTGTTGGAGGGCCTAGACTGGCCCCATGCACCCGATCATCACCATTGTCGGTGAGCGCCTCGTCAACGCAGTCTTCAACGTAGTGACAAAGCCGCGAGACAGATTCGCGGCCCGCGAGGACCGTTTGAACCGTGAGTTGGCCGCTGTAACCGAGATGGAGAAACGCCTGCCCCCCACAGATCTCTCACCGCCAGTGCCCCCCCAGGAGGATGAAAACAGCACCCCCAGTGACGTGTCGTCAATATCACAGGTCACAGCCGAGGGTAAAGGCTGTGTGCCATGCGCCGCCGACCACTTCAGCACCGTCGCCGGTGCTCTCACTGAGGCCTTGCGCTTCGCCCGCACCGAGGGCTTAGACCACCAGGAGGTCTTGGAACGAATAGCCCTCTCCTTCGACGAGCTGAACATCATGGAGCGCATTGACGCGGCTCCGGAGAAGATAGAACGTCTCTCCGAAGAAGAGCAGGCCTTGATGCGCAACGCCACAGTGAGCTCTCGGGATCTCCGGCATAGCCTAAGTGATCTCACGAGCGTCGAGGACCTTGAGGCAGTAGCAGCCATGGCTCAGAAGGCGAGGACCGATTTCAGGAGCGGCCTCTTTCGCCTTCAGTTGGGCCAATTGCAGCCAGAGGAACGGCAAAGAGTCCAGGAGCGGGTCAGGGCAATGGTCGACGAGCAATTCGCGGACGACGATAAAGAAGCTGAATCCAACCCATAAGGGGGCGAGTCGCCGTGACGGATGGAATTGTCTTAACATTCACACGTGACCACACCTACCCAACCTTTGAGGAACAAGTGTACCGGTACGAGAAGCCCATAGCCCAAGCTCCTTGGAGCGAAACTATCGCCGCTTCGATTACCTTGGCCCCCGAAGTTTGGACACTGCTCGGCTCGCCTGAGCATATCCGGGCTGTGATTCGTGCTTTCTGAAGGAGGTGCGCTGTGGGCCTAACCAATGCGGAGATCGACCTTATCGCCACCCAGGTCGTGGAAAGGCTCGGCGAGGAGAACCTGCTTCTGCACTCCATCCCTTACATTCATGGCAGCCCGGGGCTGGTCGTCGACGAGGCCAGGGCCAGGGCCACCCCCTGTAAGTGCGTTGAGTACGCGCCTGACAAGCGTCTTTGCTGGTCTGCGGGCATCATCGGGGCAATGACCGATGAGCAAGAGCTAGAATACTGCCCAACGATCTACGACATCACCAGGCCCGGGACGGTGGAGCGGATGCGAAAGTGGCAGGAGTCTGTGAATTATTGCAAGGGCGAGCTCGCCAAGATTCCGAACGCCACCGGAGAGGAGCGCGTCACAACCTGGCTCCGTTGTATGAGCTCGGAACTATCAACCAGCAGCCCTGTTAACCCGGGTAACCCAAGCCCCCCCATATATTTGACAGCCAAGATAACGACGAATCTTGCGGGTGAGCGTTGGAAGGTAATCACACAGACATTTCCTACCTTGGAAGCAGCAAAAGAGGCCGCAGCTCGTGGTCCAGAGAAACTTTACGGCTATGGATACATGGGAAGCGACGGAACAATCCAGATAGAGAGAACATACCAACATGCTTGAGGTGCTACAAGATGGTTACCGAGGAAGAAATGGACCGCGTAGCTGACGTTGTCGAAGAGAAGCTCGAATATGGCGGCCAGGAACTGACGAACGAGGAACTAGAGGTCTTCGTTGATAATTCCACCGTTGCCCCAGCAGCTCACAAGGAATACTCTGAGCAAGCAGAGACAGTCGCAACCGCTATCCGTGAAGGGGATATGGATTCTGCTCTTTCACAGGCGATTTCTTTCAGAGACAAGGTTCAAGACTCCAGCAATTGTCCTGCCTGCGAGGAGCTAGCAAACAACCTTTTGGAGGACGTTGCTGTGGCAATGAGCTGTGCTCTCGCAGGAGGCGAGTGCCTTGAAGAGAAGGAGACCGCTCTGAAACAAGCCGAAAACGTGAGGGATATCTTTGCCCCCGAACCAGAAGCTGAACTCCAATGATAATGACGCCCCCGCCACTGTATACGAATTCAGCCCGCTTCACTGCTCAAACTGCGGCCGATTTCTTCTTCTGCACGACTTGAAGGTCGGTGCCTTACAGGTCAAATGCCGGCGCTGCAAATACTGGAACCTTTTGGAAACATTGCCCGAGGAGGACTTGACAACCCCCCCGAGATGAGCGAAACTCCATAATCGGTAAGTGGCTGCTAAGACCAACTTGGTCGTCAAGGCCCCCCAGAAGTGGGGGGTTTGCTTTTGGGGTGATAGATGGCGAAGCGCATCCCGGTTGATGGGAGCAACTGCCCGCTCCGAGATCCCCTCGCGAAATGGTGGCGCGGACAGGTACGGAGGAATGTCGCCGCAGCCAGGGAAGAGGGTAAGCCTATAAGAAAGGGCTTCTTCGTTACGGAGGAACAGGTCAACCGTAGACTGAAGCTGTTTGATCCAGACAGACTTCACCCCGGCAGCATCGCGGAGAAACTTGAGTCCTGTGGTCTAAAGTTGGTCAAGCAAGCCGGTTCTCCAGAGACTGGCTTGCTCTTGGGATGGAAGGGAATCTTGTGAATACCCGGGCTTGAGCCCGGAGAAAGGAGAATACCGTGGCAAAAGGTGGCGGACACATGATTAAGCTGAGTCCCAACATGCGGCCCTATGTGGCTCGCGTTATCCGGGGTGGCTTGTCCCAGAGAGCCTTCGCAAATGTGGTCGGTAGGCCGGCTGGTGCCTGCGTCAAGGCGGCAGGATCGCTGAGGGGCAAGAGCCAGACCGAGATCCGCAGGATAGTTGGCGACTGCGGGAGGGCGCAGGCTGGGGCAGGAAAGGTGCGCTCTGAGATCGCACGACTACGCGGAGCAGGCTAAAGACCCAAGCGGATACGCGCAGAACGCCCTAGAAGTCGGCGCTGCGGTTTAAGCAGCTCCCTGACTTCTAGGGCGCGGTCTTTTAGATCACTCTTCTTCCTACAGCACTCAGGGCATACACCGTCTATGATGCGGAATGTGTCCTCCCCACACTTGGGGCAATGGGGTGGGTCCAGAGAGTCCCAATCGCTACCTGACAACCTGGGTCTTCCACAACTTTCTAAACCCATAGACCGCTTCGCGACGTGCCGATGTCCCCATCAGGGCGTGTCGCACAAGACCCACGCTCTCGGGGCCAAAGCGGGCGATGACTCTCCGCCCCAGATCCAGGTCCTCCCGGTAGCCCTCCATGGGATCACAGGCTTCATCGTAGCCACCCATCTCCCAGAAGTCCTCGCAACGCATGGCGATCCCCCGGCCGGTCGTGTAATTCGCAGGTTTGATTAGCTGCCAGGGGGTCCAGACCATAGCAATGGGAAGGTTGTCATAGATACACTCCACGCCGTGCGCAAGAACGGCTCCGTGGCCCAGTTCCCGCACCAGCAGCTCGGTGAAGTCGTGAGCCAGGATACAGTCGGCGTCACAGAACAGAAGGACCCTACCGGTCGCGGCCTCAGCGCCCTTGTTCCGGGCTATTGACACCCCCAGCTTCGGAACGTCAACCATCTGGGCCCCGTAAGCGGCGGCAATCTCCTCTGTGGCCCGCTTCTCCTCGGGCGGCGACGAATCCACAATCACGACCTCGATTGGCCAGTACGTCTGGTGTGCGATGCTCTCCAGGAGAGGGCCCAGGTAGTCCTGCTCCTCCAGCGCCGGGATGACCACCGAGACCAATGGCCCCTTTATCCGGTACTCGGGATCTTGACCCAAGGCTCTTTCGACACGCGCACGGCTGCCAATCGTCCCGATCAGGTCCATGACAAAGACACCGAGCACGGTCCAGCCAACTGACAGCAGGAGCTTTCTCATTTAGGATATCCCCCTGGCTTCACAGATCTTAGCATAGGCCTCGTTCAGCTTCTTTGCCATCTCCTCATCCCCGCCTACAACGTCAGGATGGTGCTGTTTCATCATGGCCCTGTAGGCTGCCTTCACTACCTCGTCGCTGGCACAGGGGACTAGGCCAAGAACCTCGTAATCCTCACCCAGGGGGTCCAGCAACCTTCCCTTCTGAAGTTCATCCAGAAAGTGCTTCCCGCTTTCTCGCCACAAGGTGGCAACATGCGACAACGCGGACTTGCCAGACAAGTCCGCGACAACTACGTCGACGTCCTTCAGGAACGCCACGAGTCCTATCAGCCGCTGTCTTTGGCTCGCCATTGGCCATCTCCATCCTAGCTCCGTTTCCGCGGAAACCGGCCGCAGCTATTCGGGCCGCTTCGTCCGCGGGCACTCACCAGCATTCTAGCATTCCTGACCCAGAAGTTGAACTCTTGCTCCCCCTATTCAAACTGTACCGGGGCCACCATACTCTCGAACCGGGCAAACCCAGCTCTAAAATACAGATTCGTACCACCTATGGGGCCGTTCCGATGCTTGGCGACAATCACCTCGGCGACGTTCTTGGGGTAGGGGGTTGTTGGATGGATCCGTTGCCAGGTCTCTTCGTCATAGTACATTTCATCCCTGTAGATGAAAGCGACGACATCGGCATCCTGCTCTATTGTGCCACTGTCCCGGAGGTCCGCGAGCTGGGGCCTATGCGTCGGCCTCTGCTCAACCGCCCGGCTCAGTTGGGAGATGGCGATCAACGGTATGTTCAGCTCCTGGGATAGCTCTTTGAGTCCCCCGGAGATCTCGCTCATCTCCATCACCCGGTTGTCATGGCGCCGCGTCCCATGGATGAGCTGAATGTAGTCCACAATGAGAAGGTCCAGCCCCCTCTCCATCTGAAGCCGCCGCGCACGCCCCCTGATCTCACTGATCGGCTGCCCAGGTGTGTCGTCAATGTATATCGGGAGCTCAGAGAGGGCGCCCACGGCGTCCACGATCCTTGTCTGTTCGCTGTCTGTAATCAGGCTCAGCCTTAGCCGCATTCCATCCACCTCTGCCTCGGCTGACAGCAGGCGGTGGACCAGCTCCATCCGCCCCATCTCCAGGCTGGCGATTCCCACCTGGTGGCCAAGGCCGGCAGCATGGCGGCCTATATTCAGAGCCAGAGTGCTTTTCCCGAGCGAGGGCCGGGCGGCCAGGACAATAAGGCCGGGGCGTTGGAGTCCTCCCAGCAGCCTATCCAGATCAGGAAAGCCGGTCGCGACTGGACCACTTCCGGGGGCAGGCGCCTGTATCGATGCGCTCTCCTCCAGAAACTGGTCTAGAACGTCTCGCAGGGGGACATAGTCCTTGATCGCCTGACGCCCCCGGACCTGGAAGAGGACGTCCTCCGCCTGTCGAAACACCCCCATGATATCGCCATCTTGGTCATACCCAAGGCTTACAATCTCTGTGCCTGCGCTAATCAAGCTCCTCATGGTAGCTGCTCGTAGGACAATGGTGGCGTAGTGTTCGGCGTGCACGGTGGTCGGTACTACGGCCACCAGGTGGCTGAGGAAAGCGGCTCCCCCGAATTCCTCCAAGCGGCCCTGACTACCCAGCTCATGGCTCACCGACACTTGATCTATCCCTTCACCTCGAGCGAAGATAGCCAGACAAGCCTCGTATGTGGCGCGGTTCCTCTCCCGGTAAAAGTCCGCCGCCTTGACGATGGGGGCGACTTTGACAATGACCTCCCCATCTATAATCAGTGCGCCGAGGACCGCCTCCTCGGCCTCCTCGTCGTGTGGTGGGATCTTCTCAACGTACACCCTTCTCCTCCTGCGCGATCATACCAAGCCTTCACTCTCGATACTCCGAAACTTTATAATCTCACGATAGCTCTTGTCAGCAGTCAGTTCGTGGCCGATTCGGACCATCTCTCTGAGTCTGTCGACCGTCGCAGCCCCCATTACTTTCTCAAGGCCTTTCATGTCTACGTTGGAGCACAGAAACACCGGGAGGCCATCAGAGTACCGCTGGTCAATAATGTGGAAGTACACTCGGCGGCTGTTATCTGATGCCGGCTCCTTTTGTGTGTCGCCCACGTCGTCCAGTACCAACAGGGGAACACCTCTCAGCGCATCATAGATGTCAGCCTCTGTCTCCTCCCAGACGTCCGGGTCCCGCAGCAGGTTGTAGGATCTCCTCACCCTCAACTGGAGGCTTGGGCCGGTTTCGTACCGTACTGGGCAGGCGGCTCCCTCGGGTTCCCCATTCCACCGTATGATGATCCGGTGCATTACGGCTGCCGCCATATGCGTCTTCCCAAGGCCACTCTTCTTCGAGTACAGCCACAAGCTGGGATGTTTGAATGGTATGCTGTCTACTGGGAAGCTGTCCGCATACGAAAGGCAGATTGCTACCTTCTCGCTTAGTTGACGCCGCGTCTCCCACGACTCAAACGTTTTGTCCCAGTAAAGGGGGTGCAGGCCGCATTCTTTGACCCACCGCTTTCTGAGAGCGTCTTGGAGGCCCTCTCTTTCTTGCCTCACGCTTTCATCATCTTCCTGTGTAGCTGAGCACTCAGGACAATATGATGGACCGTACTTCCGGCCCATTACTGTAGCCATTCTTGCCTCAAAAACCTTGTGACATAGCTGGCATGTCCTGGTTTCTTCGTGGACTCCCATCTCCGGTCGTTGAAACTCCATGCTGTATTCTCCTTCCCATGAAAAATGAGCCTGCACACTCCCCCCCTTGCATCCCCCCCTCAGGGGGGGGGGAGGGGGGAGGGGGAGTTCTTATTCTTATTCTTATTCTTATTCTTATTGTAGCTTACCTAAGGCTTTAGGTAAGGCTTTAGCTAAAGGTTTTTGTAGCTGGGCGGCGGGCATTCTTTTACCTAGAGCTACAGGTAACCGTAGGCCAAAGGGATGGGTAAAGGATCAGGTAAGGGTAGGCTAAAGCGATAGGTAAGCCTTTACCTAAAGAAAAGGGGCAAGTCATCATGCTACGAAGGTGCCGGTGGGAGTAGGGGTAACCGGCTTCTTTCTGGAAGGAGGTGCGGCTTCTGTGAAAGGGGGGCCAAGAGCCTTCTGAATAGCGAAGGCCAAGGATCTGAAGGAAGGGCGGTTGATTGTGGAAGAGGAGAGATGATTGGAGAGCTCCGATAAGGAAACGGCCTGAGTGCCGTTGGATTTGTTTGGCCAGTTGAGGGTGATAACACGGCTCTGGTTGCGGAAACGTAACCTGTCATTCCAGCCATCAGGTGGCAGGTAATCGCTGGCGTAGGCCCACTGCATAGCTGACTGATCTAACCACCACAGTTGGAGCTGAAGGACGGTCTGATCTTCATCCTGATAGACTCTGACCAGGGCCTCGTTCTCCATAGTCTCCAGGAGGACAGGTATCGCCGCTATGGTGATCTCCTCTACGTTGGGGCATACGCTCCACTTCAGCAGTTGCGGGTCAGCAGACAGCCGCCCCTGGTCATCGGCGTTGGCAATCAGAAGGGGGTAGAGGACTTTGGCGGCGAGCGGCAACCTCGAGAACGGCTGGGATCTCGAGAGGTTGCTGGGCAACATGCGCCCTTTCCCAGAGCTCATGGGCAGAGCTCCATAGGATAGCCTTTGATGTTGGATCGGGGCTTACCCCGGCGGAGCATTAGGCCACCCCAGAAAGCATTTGTATGCGTGGCACTTCGGCCCCCCTTATTCTATTCGGTGGGTGATACCTTCCCGAGCCTCCAACCTTTTTGTGTGTTGGCAGCCATCGGGAGTGAACGTGCATGGGCCTGGCTTGTCCCAACGCCGGGATTGGCAGCAGCGGCGTGGGCATTGTCTCGGCGTGGCCGTCGTGCTTTCCCAGGCGTGGCCGCACTGTTGGCAGAAGTGGTCGTAGATAAGGACTGCCTTGGGGATGCTCGGCATGGCGGGGGGACTATATCACGGGTGACGGGCCTCGTCAAGGGGGGCGGGAATTGCACTGCGGCAGGATCGGCATCTCTCACCTCTTCTCAACCACGATGTAACCGCAGCGGCACTCCCATTGCCGGAGGATCTCTTCGCTATGGGGTGCCCCCATGGTCACTATGGTTCGTTTGCATCTTGGGCATGTCGGGTAAATAAGTGGCAACATCTGTCTCGCTCCTCGTATCTGAACTCATATCTATTAGCACATTTTCCGGGGTCCGCCTGGAGTTCAGCGAGGATCCGTCACTCCTCCTGGAAAACCCCCGCCCGGATCTCCAGGCCGAGCTCGGCGCAACCCTTCTTTAGTTCCTCGATGGCGAGGGTTTCATGCCGGGTTGCCTCCCCTTGGGAAGAGCCCGCTATCACCGTTCCACAATAGTGTTTCAGGACCACGAGGTCATCCCCAACCTTGGCGGTGGCGACGACCTCAATGGCAAGAAAGTAGTACCCGTGGGGGCCGGCAGGGCTAGAGATCGTGGTTAGCCGCACGATGCCGCGATCGACAAGGTCCCTGTCTTTAGAGAGCTCCCCCAGGAACGCAGGTACGCTGGTGAACTGGATGGTAGACATCGTTTCCCCCTTCCCGGTGGCCCGGGTCATGAGCAGGGTGGCCTCCCGCACAAGCAGGGTGCGCACCGCTTTCTCGGTGCCATGGTTGTGCCCCCTTTTGAGGAGCCGAGCAAAATCTGTGAGGCGTCTCGCCTGTTCTACAAGGCTTTGCGCGAGTTCTCTTGTCTCCATGTTCTCCTTGCCCTTCTGGAGCCCCTGCCCGCCGGGGCCAAACGGCGGAGGTGTATCGCGCCAAAACACCCCGGCAGGACAGGGACATGAGTGAGAGGGACGTCTCTACTGGGGTTGGCTGTCACTTTCACGTGCCTGTTTGAGGACCTTGTCCACGTAGGAATGGCGGACACCCACCTCCTCGGCTATTCGCCTTGTGCTAAGGCCCCGCTCGTGCAAAGCAAGGATGCGTACCTTGCGCGGGCCAGCTTCCTCGCTCGGGGCAGCCGCCCTGCTCGGGGCAGCCGCTTTGCCCAGGCTATCAGTGAGGGCTTTCACGGCCTTGGGGTCGTGGGATCGTAGCCCATAGGCCAGGAGGTTGGCGACGACTTCCGTCGCCACGGCGTCATCGGCCTTGCCTATGGCGGACAGAGCCTTGTCCTTCGGTATGGTCTCATAGCCACCCCCAGTCTTCAGCCCAAGGAGGTCAACGACCTTCTCGATGCACGCTGGCACATAGGCGAACTCCTGGCCCTCCTGGTAGGTCAGGCCATCGGGGATTTCCTTTCTGATTCCAAGGTGGGCTAACAGCACCGTGGCGAATGTCTGAGGTATCGGTATCGGTTGCGCCACAAGGGTGGCACACAGTGCCTTGTCCTCCTGGGTGATCTGGCCACGGCGTCGCTGGAGCTTCTCCTTGAGAGACTTGAGCCCGTTCTCGAGCTTCTCCTTGAAGCACTCCTCGTTCGTGCAGGCGATAAAGGCGGCATCGTGCCTGGCCTTGACCCACACGGCACCGGTGGTGCAGGTCTTGAGACATCCCGGCAGGTCTTGGAAATAGGACGGCGGGTTGTCATGGTGGTAGCCGGGGCCATTGATGCCGTGATTCCAGCTCTTGATGGAGGAGGAGTCCTTGTAGACCTGGACCCTGGTTCCGAGAGCCGCCACCTGCTCCTCTGTCAACTGCCGCGCAGTTGGTTGCGCTGCGGCCTCGGCGTTGTCTTGCTTGAAGTTCTCCACAAGGGCCCTGATGATGGAGGCTGTCTCCTCCAGACTGATGTTGGCCTCGTCGAGGTGGAGGCGCTGGTGTATGTCCTGGATGTACGCTTCCTCGAGCAGGCTATCCACCTGTGTTGGCTTGGCCTTGAGAGCGGTGGCCATGATCTCCCCGACCCGCTGGTAGCCCTTGGCGATCTTCTCTTCGCCATCGGCCTCTTCCGCGTCCGTGTACTCGTGGATGTCGGCGGCGAGCTCACGGGCCTCTCCAAGGGTGGGAGGCTCAAGGCGTCCCGCCACCTCCTTGGCGATGGTTTCCGCGGAAACCCCCACGAGTTTCTTCAACACAGGGTCCCGGGCGAGGACTTCGTCTCGGTCGGTGCGCTTGGCTCCTGGGGCCGGTGTGCCCGTCGCCTCCGCCTCCTTGTTCTGCGCCCTGGTGGCTGCGCTCTGCCAGCGGCGCCACTCCTTCGAGTCGCAGGTCCATGTCCTGGTTCCATCTCCGCGCTCGAGAGGGATCTGGTGGAAGGCCATGGGGAACTGGGCTTTGAACGCCGTGACGTCGAAGGTTGGCCTCCTGCCGATAGCCGGGCCTGTGAACCCGAGATCATCCTGATCCCCTGTGACGTCAGCCAGTGGCCGCCAGTGTTCCTGAAAGCGGCCAGTGACGAGCTCGCGGATCAGTCGGCGAATGTTGGGCCCCCGCCAGTCGGGAGCGCGGCCAATGGCGGTCAGCGTTATGTCCTTGACGATCTGCTCCATGATATCCACGTGGGCGTGGTCGGAGTTCTGGAGCACCAGGAACTCCCTGGCGGCCCTGGGGGACAGTTCGCCGGTGTCCAGCTTCTCTAGGACCACATCGGGCAGGTCCAGGAGGCGAAGGTTGTTTGAGACGGTGGAGTGGTCCAGACCCAGGGAGTCGGCGAGCTTGCCGACCGTCATACCCTCGATCTCCAGGGCCCTTTTCCAGGCCCGGTACTCCTCGAAGGGGGTGAGGTTCTTGCGCTTTACGTTTTCTGTGAGAGCGATGATGGCCATGTCGGTGTCGGTGAGGTCCCGGAGTTCCACCGGCACTCCCCCCTCCCACTTGCCTTCCTGGATCAGCACCTTGATGGCCTCCACCCGCAGATGGCCGAAGGCCATCTCGTATACTCCTTCATCCTTGACTAGACGGACCAGCGGATTCTGGAGAAGGCCGATATTCGGGTCTCCGATGCTGTCCGCCAACTCTCTGATGTAGGCCTCATCCAGGACGGCCCTGGGCTGATAGGGGTTCGCCCTGAGCTTGTCGGCTGCCACCGTCATAGTCTGGGTAGCTGTGGTCATGGTTCCCTCCTTGGCTGGTATGTTTTTCTAACGACCTCGTGGGAGTCCAAGAGGTTTCCCGCAAGGTGCTGGGCCAGGTGTTCCAGTTCCTCGTCGTTGATTGGCCAGTGTGCGAGGTAGGACTTGCAGTGGCGCACGAGAAAGGAGGCCAGGTCGTCCTCAGTCATGCTGACGCCTGTCTGTGGCGTCGAGTTTGGGTTTGCCTGACTGTGGAGTGTCAGGTGGACCTCGTATGCGGGCTGGTCGGTGGTCTCGTAGGAGCAGTGGGGGCAGTCGAGGCGGGCCTCCTCACTGTCCCCGGCCGGGGCAGTTTCCTGTAGCGGTTGGTGGGTCATGTGGGCTCCTTTCTGCGTGTAAGCCCTACGAGCCTCGGCTGGAGGGCTTCACCGGTACCTAGATAGTAGAAGTCGGCGTGCAGGTAGAAGCGGTTGACGTCACCGCCGGCGTCGCGGGCCCGATTGAACTGCCAGGGAGCCAGCGACAGATTGATGAGGCAGAACAGGCAGTTGGGGCAGGCTACATAGACCTCACCCCTGCGCACGGTCGAGAAGGAGGACCTTGGGTGACATGAGAGGACCAGCATGGCCATGCCTTCCCCACAGAACTCGCAGGCCTCCGGAATCTGGTCCAGGGTGTTCGTCATTGTTGCTCTTTCTCCTAGCCGCCATTTTTGCTTAGCGATGACGAGCGCGGTTCAGCCTGGACTACGAAGCCATAGGCGAATCGCTCTCCGTCAAAGTAGAGGTGAAGGTAACCGTAATGGGAAAGGTCCTTCGTGTCCATTCCGAAGTCGACCGTCAGGACGGTATAACCATCTTCGTCTTGTTGTTGGGAGAATACAGGGATCGCGTTTGACTCTGTTGCCGACGGCCGGGCGCTCTCGCACAGGCGACCGAGAAATTCGCGGGCCTCTTCCAGGGTGATAGGTCTGCTCACTGTGCCCTCCTTCTCGTTCGATATCCGGTTCCACGGGTTTTCGGTTGAGGAACATCCATGTCGTCGAAGTCCACGGCCGCAAACGCCCTCGAGAGCTTGTCGCTCCAGAAGGTCGGGAGTCCGTTGGACAACATGCCCTCCCTGGCCCATCTGTAGTCGACGACGTATGCCTTCTTCTTGCGGGCCTTGTCACCACGGATATTATCGAAGGCCTCGAAGGCTCTCTCAAGCTCTGGACGGAGCTCCGGTCGGCTGAAACGCAGGTGGAGCTGCGACGGCCGCTTCATCACCACCAGGTTGGCGCCGGTGATGAGCGCGGGGTCCACCTGCCTGGCGTGCTGGGCGATGTAGATCAGGAGATGGCCCTTGTGCCGGACGATGGCGGCGAGCTTCGTCCAGTCTACGTTGCCCTCGCTCATGGCCCTTCGGGCATTGGCGTTGATTGCTGTCTCGTCTACGATCACCACACAGGGCATGAGCCTCGCCACGTCTCGCACCGTGTTGGCTGTCTTGACGACCCACTTTGGCAGGGCCCGCTTGGCCTGTGGGGTAAAGGCGTAGCAGGCTACCCGCCTACCCTGATTGTGGAGCTGCTCTGCCAGCCACCAGGCTGTGGCAGACTTTCCTTCGCCAACCTCCCCGGTGACCACAATGATCCCCTCTTGGGGCAGGACATTCCAGCTCCTGATCGGCTTGGGCTCCTTGGCTCCATTTCCGTGTGACATCTACACCTCCTTTGAGTTTGGAATCCACGGCGAACACCTCTACCTAGATTTACGATTCAGCTTCTCGGAGTGTGACATGGCTTCTGCGGCGATACTCTGGGAAGAGTGTCTACTCTGTATCTCATAACAGATCCCTGAAACAGGGTTAGGGACCTGCTGAGTAAAGAAGGGAGGCTACGTGACCTTAACCTCCCCGGTGACCACTACCATCGCAAGCGCAGCTTGCACAACCTGCCGCACCGACACTGGCTTGATTCCCATATCTATGCCCACGAAAGAGCTTGGCTTAGTAGGTAGGCTTCCCCAAGTTAGAGCTATATCCAGTGCCTTCATCAGTGGCATGATTGGGTGTTTCTTGCAGGTATAGATGTGCTCCGTAACAGCCTTCTTTGCCGCCTCTGGGTCTGTAAGCGCAAAGCATTCCCCGCAGTAGGCGCAGTAGGTCATGGCCAGTATCTTCCGCAGTTCACCGCAAAGCCAACCGGCGTCCTCAACCAAACAGGGTATACCTTCGAGGTGTTGTTCTGGCGAACAATCAGTCACCGCTAAGGCCGCCTCAATCCTAGCTAGCCGTTCTATATCCATCGTTTACCATCCCCTTTCGCATAGAATTGAATACTCTCCTGAGAGTATCTAGCTATTCTGAAGCTCCCTCGTGAGACCATTGATGTAGGGTGGAATTAGCATTTCAACCGACCCTCCACCGGCACTGGGATGAACTTCGACTTGGATTCGTGTGTAGCCCTTGAGAGGGCCCCAGGCAACACCCTCTATAACCTTGGCCCTTACCCAGCTTGGGTCTTGGTCTGGATGCTGGGCTACGTTCACTTCGATGTGTGTTCCGGGGACAAGGGTCATTTGCGGCCGTGGCTGGATGCCGAGGGAGGCATTGGTTGAGCAGGTGAGGCAGGCATAGACTACGCAGGTATGGTCTGCGCAACTACTTTCGTCAGCATCGTGGTCTTCGCATTCCTGGCAAAAGGCCACAATTAGTTCGTCACGTACCTTGTCATTCAATCCTTCGATCTTCTCGGTTTTCGTCCTCAACTTACGTTCTCCTCTCTACCCATATCTGTTTGGATACTCCTCACAGAGTATCCATTTTGAGTTAAGTACCCACTTCAGTAGTAGTATTACCTTTTCGCTGGTTGCAGGTGTGACATAGTGTTTGAAGGTTTTGCTTGTCCGTTGGGCCTCCTAATGAAAACGGCACTATGTGGTCCATG